ATGCAAATTATAACTTTGATTTTTCAGATTTTATGTTTCATTGCATGCGCCGCCGTTTTTTTGTTTTTCAAAACATCTCTTCCGTCATATATGGGAAAGAAGGGAGAAAACCTTGCGACAAAGCAAGATATTTCAGATATAACAAGAAAGACGGAGGAGGTTCAAAACGATTTCAGAAAGCAATTTGAACTTTATTCGTCAGATATAAGATTTAAATACAATTTCTACTTCAAGAGATTTTCTGAATTGTATTGTAAACTTTATGCCGTCATTATCCAATCCGAATACGCGCGATATTTTTTCAGCAAAGCAGAAAAAGAAAACTACCCGTTTAAAGATTTTCCATTTTTTGAAATACAACCAATAAAGAGAAATACAGGTACCTTAAACGAGAATGGAACAATGGAAGTTTTGAATACGGATGTCATTGAAACAGATTTATCTAAGTTTAACAAACACTATTTAATAAAGACTATTATAGATAATAGTGATATTGCTTCGCAAGATCTTCTTAAATTGGCGGTATCATACCGACTCTCATACGAATTTTATTCAGATAATGAAAAGCATATAAGAAATGAAATTATAAATAAAATTGCTGACGAAGAGGAATTACGACTCATTAGGGAAATGGTATGTTGTATTGTTAAAGAATATAACTCTTTACGCAAGGACCTTAAAATGTCTTTCGACGAAACGGAACTTAAAACAGGTGAGCCAAACATATCAACTCAATCCCAAATTCAATAAAGAAAAGAGACCAATTTTTACCCTAAAAAATCACTCTCCCGCACCCTCTTAACAACGTCCTCAATCGTCGGGCACGTCGTCTTATATATCTTCAAGCACACGCCCGATGTTCCCTCAATGCGAAACACATTCCAATGGTTCTTTTTCTCTTCAACCGTGAATTCTTTTCCGTTCTTAACGATATACAACGACATTGCCTCCTACAATATTTTTCATATTATAGTACAATGTCATAAAAAAGTCAATACCAAAATTAAGGGGCTGTCAAAGCAGCCCCCTAATCTTTACTTCAAATATTCCGCCGCAGCATATCCTATATAGTCCTTGCCGCCGTAATTAACGATTATGCAGTCCCAAGTATACCCGTCAGCTTTGCAGATAGCCTCCTGAACGACCTGTACAACATGCCCGCGCGGTATGTAGAAAAATCTCTTACCGCTCTGCGTCTGCGCCTTGCTTCTCAACGCAAGCGCGTCGGTCGTAACTTTGGTTTTTACTTCACCGCTGATAACGCCGAATTTAATCACTTTCTTCTTTTCCTCCTTCGGTAACTCCTTAAACTTCAATCCTCTCGCGTTCTTTATCGTCGTAAACTTCGGGTCTACGAAAAACAGGTTTTCGGGCTTTGCGGTTCCGTGCGTTGTGGTTATAACCCAACTTCCCAGTGTGTTCTTCTGCCAACCGCTGCCTTTCAGACCGCCCTTGCCCGCGGACATGTGAACGTGGTTGCCGCTTGCGTGAGACGTACCTTCGTGCCCGATAAGTTCGCCGCGCTTGTATCTGCGTCCGACGTAAATGCCGTTTCTGCCGAAATCGGAATTGTTCATGTGCACAAATTTTATCGTGCATATATCCCTTGTTCCGTCCGCGAAATCGACCTCGGAAGTAGAAACCAGCCACGCGCCGTTTGCGTGATTTGCACCCGTTACGTCGCCCGCAATTTTGACGACTTCCATTTCATCGCATGGGCAATAGAAAGGCTCTCTGCCGGTGTCCTTACCCGCGATGTCTATCGGATAATCCGCAGGCGTTCCGTGCGAACTGATATAGTGTGAAGTTTTTCCGTCGTAGGTCTGGGTAATGCCCATAATCTTCATCGGAAACGTCAGATAGTTGTTCGCCATATCATTCACCCTCTTTCAATTCGGGAAGCCCTGCGACACTTGTCAACAGGGACAGGATGCCCGCAAGTGCTGCCGCAGAAACAACCGCGACCCAATTAACATCGCCGATAACCACCGATGTTCCTATCATGGCAACCGCTGTCTGTGCCACGGTCTTGACGGCTCTTATACCCGCCGCCTTAACCCAAGTCTTAAAACTGTTTTTCATTCTTTTTCGCTCCTTTCGTTGTAACTCTTATCCACTTGTCGTGTATGTATGAGTTCTGTTTCAAATCATTCATATAATGGTCGTAAACCTCATGCGCATACTCCCATTCGACCTCGTCCTTTACACAACCGTTTTCGAGGTCTCTCATAAAACCTATCAGGTAGGCGCGACATTCGCGTATATCGAGCTTATCGACGCGCTTGAACACCTTGTTCATGGCTCGTCCGATAAACGCCGAAATCACACCGAGCGCCGTTATAATGCTCGCAATCGTTATTATTGTGGAGGCTATATCCGTCATCCGCTCACCACCCTCATTTTCACCTCAGATATTGGCACGGTGCTGTTGATGCGCACCCAAAGCGAATCATCTGTATCATTTTTATAAATCAATGAATTTATTCCTCTGGGCTTCAATGTGTTGCCTTGTAAATAACCACTCGCATCAATGGTGGCGGTTATTGACCTTTCGAGAGTTATGAATAGCGAGGTAATTAACCCTGCACTTTTTATTCGCAAAGTCCTACCGACAGGCAATTCGATAAATCCTGTGCAATACCTAACTATTTCCACATCGTTATTAGGTGTCAGCAATCCCGCTGAACCCCACCGATGCTCTTCCGTTTGCGTAAACGGTGTTCCGTCGGCATTGACGCCCGACATCGCAAGAGTGCTGTCTCCCCAATAATCATTCAGCGCCGAACCCATTTGCGCAACGGTATATGTTCCCGTTTCGCCTGTAATTCCCCTTACTCCATTGGCTATTGCCTGTATATCCGTCTCGCTGTAAAGTTTCATTGCCATCAATAACTCACCTCGCTTGCGTCAAGACCGTTAATATAGTCATAAACCGCTTTTGCAGAAAGAATCCCTGCGTGCGATGGACTTTCGGGCATTGAAGTATTCAGAGTGTAGGTCAAAGAACCTATTCCGCTCATATATCCGACGATGCCGTTCGATGTAGGCTTGGAGAGTAAGTTCACGTTTTTAGCCGCAACATACTCTTTCAGCGCTCTGTTGTTCGGTATATTTGCCGTATCTGTTTCGACGGCGTTTCCTCCGTCCGTAATTTCTTTTATGGTTTCAACCCCGACAGAGTTAAAGCCGAAAAGCCCCTCTTTAACCGTTGTCGGCTTTTCTATCTTTTTGTCAAGCGCCGCTTTAACCGCCTTGTTCTGCACGGGATTTTTCGACGTCGCGGACAATTCCGCGTCTACGGTTATAGTTGTTCCCGCACCGCCGCTTCCGCCTGAAAGGCTTCCTAAGCATTGATACATCTGTATCAGATAGTATCTGATAGGATTGGTAGCATTGATAAATACCCATACATACTTATCATCAATATGCAGTCCCTGCACGGTTCCTGATATTTCTGTTCCATTAGCTTCATATAGTTGCCTTTTCGTCACCGATACAGAATAATCAGACATCGACATTTTTGCAATCTTATAACCTATGTCAGAGTAACCAAAATACAAGGTATCTCCCCAAAACTTTGCACCGCCGACAGGATATGCTGTTTCCGAAGTATGAGTATCGAGAACTGTGAACTGCCCATTGAGTTCGCCGTTGTCGTCAACATTCAGCAGAACCTTCGTAACGGTCTTTGCATTGTTCGAAAGCAGGTATACAATATTGTTCAATCCAAGGTTTGACGCCCCCCAAACAGCTTGCACCTTAAAGCCAATATCTACATTATATACAATCGCATTTGCGGCAAGTGTCGCAGTTGCCGACCATTCGGAAGTCACAAGTCCCATGGGATTTTTAACGACCGCAAACCAGTTTCCCTCTGTCGAGAAATCGTTGCCACCATTGCCGAAGATAAGACAGTCATTTGCGGGGTTGTAATCAAAACAATTGAGGTGTCCGAAGTCGGTATGGATAATACCAAGCATCAATAACCCGTCGTCAGTTATCTTGTAGCGGCAAATAACTGTCTTGTCGCCGCTTGCGGCAGACCCCCATAATTCGCCCTTGACAAAAGTAAAGTCATTCGCGTTCGGAAAATCAGTAAATATTCGCTTAATCTGCCCTGTTTTTTCCGAAGTCTCGCCGATATTCGACATCTCTGCCGCGGGAATATTCAGATTCACACAGAGTTCGGCAGACGAGTTCGCCCCGGAAGCGTAACGCGTGGCAACAACGATAAGAGCAGCATTGTCGGGAACGCTCACATCATCAAACGAGATAAGGTTAGCGCCCGCAGCCGTCGGTTTTATACCTGAAATTAAATTGCTTGCGATACTATCCTTTGCGGAATAAAACGCAATTGAATAAGCCGCGGTTGAATTGGAATATAATTTTGCGCTAATTTTATTTATTGGATATTTGTCTGTATAGAAATAATACGAAAACCAACTCCCACTTGCCGTATACTCACCGTCTGCGGCTATATATCCGCGCTTGCGCGTGTCGTAATCTTCCAGCGACAACGTTGCATACGGAAGAGAAGCTACTTTCACTTTTTCTGCATCAGTATAGTCATTTGTTGAAAGCCCTTTACCGTCAACCTTATCAACTTTATTATTCAGTGCAACAGGAAATTGCGGCAAAGTTACCGCGCCGTCGTCTCCGAATCCGAGGGCAGACAGGATAAGTTTATACATCACCTTATATCCCTCATCGTTCGGATGCAGACCGTCGGAGTTAAGATAATCTGTCAACTTCGCTCCGGAGTACCGCAGATGTTTATCGAAAAGTTTATACAGCGAAATATATTCAACATTAAGGTCGGTTGCCACTTTCATTATGATATCGTCAACATCGTCCATGTGATAGGCGTTCGTTGTGATTGCTTCCTCTTTGGCAGATGACGGAATAGATGACATTATAACAACCTTTGTTCCGTTCGCTTGTATCTTTTCTATAATCGCTTTAAGATTCGAGAAAAACGTCGCTTTCGTATTTGTTTTTCGGTCGTTTGTGCCTATCATTAAAAGAACAACATCTTCCGATCCGTCAATGAGATTCGGGGTAACAAAAATATTGTTATACATCGTCTGCGAGTTCATACCGGAAGAACCGAGGTTGACGAACGTACAACCGAATTTTGCTGTCATGTATTCACGCAACATATTCGCCCAACAAACCCCGCTTGTATTTGTCTCAACGCCTATTTTCGAACTTTGAACAAAACCCGTACCGCCGTAGCCCTCGGTTATGCTGTCTCCAAGCAACTTTATTTTTAGCGTTTTATCCGAAAGAACAAACTGCGACATTGCTTTGTGGATTGACAAGTGTTTTGCATTATTGTTTTCAATTGCCACAAACGCCGCTTCCGTTTTTTTCACTTGTATATCATCACTCAGGTATTTGTCAAGTGTCTTTGCGTATTCGTCATAATCGGCATTGTATACCGAAAGGTTTTGGTTGGTGAACCCTACCATATAGGATTTGGCAACGTCCGTCGTTGTTGTGCTTATACGAATATATTCGCAAGAAGAATAGTCTATTTCTGACGCGGTTCTGTATCTTGTCTGCCCGCTCTTCGTTGTGTATGCGATTTTCGGTTCGGGGAAATTATACGTTCCTGTCACGAATGTTTCAACGCCGTCAACTGTTTTATATCCCGCTATTCTACAAGCCGTTGTCCCTGTCATCGCTTCTGACATACTGCAAACAACGTATTTTCCCTTTACGGGGATTTTGTCGGAAAGAACGCCCGCCGCGTAGTCAAGTATTGTGCCTCCTACGTTAAGAGCTTTTCCCGTTATAGCCGCAGAAGCGTTGAAATGATTGTTACTTGTTACACGCTCAACGTCATATATGTCGGCTTTGCCTGCGACCTTCGCGACCTCCGCCTTGTCCTCGTTCGTGAAGTCGTTCGTCGAAAGCCCCTTACCCGCAACTTTGTCAACCTTGTTCTTGAAGTTTGAATAAACATTTGCTTCGACTTCCGCGATCTTCGCGTCTATCCTGTCTATCTGTTCTGGCACGGTTTCTTCAAGAAAAGATTTTGCGCTGTCTGTATAGTCGTTTGTCGAAAGCCCTTTGCCTGAGACCTTATCCACTTTGCCGGAGACCTTTGCAACTTCCGCCTTCTCCTCGTTCGTATAGTCATTCGTCGAAAGCCCTTTGCCCTCAACCTTGTCCACCTTGCCGTTCAGCGCCGTATCGGTCTCATCGGAAGTTTTTATATTCTTCCAACCCTGCGTTCCGTAAAACTGAAACTGTCCGCCGCTTTCGCGGATCTTCTCAATGCATCCCTCGTCTGAACCGGCAGGAGTTTTTACCGCAATGGTAACACCGTCGGGTTTGCCGGTGGAATCCTCCACCGTCAATTCCGCCGTGCTTGATATACGCGTTTCCCCGTCTTTGGATTGTCCTATCCAAACTTTGATTTTTCCCGCGTCTTCGAGAAATGTTGACGGGATAGCCACGCCGCTTGCGGAATACTTCTCGACATCGTAAGACATGAACCTTGCGGAAGTGTCTTTCTGCATCGCAAGTTCAACGGTATTTCCTCCCGACTTCCACCAATCGTCAAGTGTCAAGCGGATAAAGTACACGCCTTCTGTCCTGCTGAAAATTCGGGTTTCCGGATTCAGCAAAACAAAGCCTGTTTCCGTCGCGCTCATTTCAAGAATGATTTTCTTGCTCATTTATATTTCCTTTCCGCGACGCCCCTTTATCGGAGCGTCGCCTTGTATGCCGCATAATCTTCTTCAAGCCATCTTTCATACTCCGCTGTATGCGTGCCTTTTTTCGTCAGACACCATTTGCGGATAGTCTCTTCGTCGTAACCGACATCAAGACTGACAAGCATTGAGATTATAGCCTTTTGTTTCCGGGCGTTTCCCGTAGCAAAAGCGTACCTGTATTCGTCCTTATACTCACCCGTCAACTTTGTCCTCACAGCCTTGTCCGCATCGTCTTTCGTTTTGCCTTTTCCCTTGTAGATTTCACGGACTTTTCCTATGACGAACTTTGCGTTCGCATTGCTGCCGTCTTTCAGACAGGACACAACATCTGCGGGTTTATATCGGTCTTTCTCTTGTTCTTCACTCTGCTCTTTCGGAACATACTTTGCCGCGAGTTCGTCTATCTGACTGTCGGTCAGATGGCAGTCCCTGCGCAGCACCGTCCGCGCTTCACGGACAGCCGCCGCGTCAATATCATAGAACACCGTCGCGATATTCTTATCAAGCATTGAAGCGTATTTTTCAACCGCCGATATTCTGATGTTCTCCGAAACGTTGATACCGTTCAGAATGCTGTCATACTGCGGCAGTTTGCCCGCCTGCTTCGCGTCGTAAGCCTCTTTTATGCTCTTGTTTTTTGCAAGTTCCGTCGCAAAGCCCGAAGTGTATGCCGCATCGCCGTATTTCTCCCGAGCCTGTTTTTCGAGTTCCGAATAATCCTGCCCTTTGCTCCAAGCGTCGTATATCTGCGCAAACAGGTCGCTTTTCTTAACACTTGAAACATATTTGCCGATACGAAATTCTATCTCGTCCCTTGTCATGTGCAGTTTTTCTTCGAGATACTTTTTCGCCGCGGCTATCTCGTTTCCGTCTTCGCTTTCGCAGGCGGTCTTGATTTTCGATTCGACCGTGTTGATATAACTCTCCGCAGCTGCATCGACAAGTTCTTGCGGGAACTCTTTTATTTCGTCAAGTATCTTCGCATACTTTTTACTGTCGCCCTCGGTATACGCTCTGTAAGCCTCCGCAATACGTTCGTCTTTCGTTAGCGCTTTTATAACGCCTTTTTCGAATTTGTCCTCGATTTCGTCCTGTTTCGAACCTCGATTCAACTCAAAATCTTCAAGCGCTTTTTTGAATATCTCCGCGGCTTTTGTTTCCCCGTCGCGCACAAGCCCCACATACGCCGAATACCCGGAGGAAGCATTTTCAAAATCTATGTCGTAAAAATAGCCTTTTTCCCAAAGCATATTCCAATTTGAAACAAACAGTCCCGAAGATATATCCTGCCCGTATTGCACAAAGCCGTAAATCAGAGAATACAGAGCCTCTGCCGGAATACCCGTAAAAGAACCGATTGTCCTGCAAACCTTTTTCGCGTCATACGCATCGAAATCCTTAAACGAAAAATTTGTTATAAGGTCAGCAAGGTCGTTTATCACGTCAAGTATCGGATCTGAAACGCCGTATGTCTTGAAGGCTTCTTTTATATCGTCGTTCGGAACAACCTTTGCAACGAACGCCGAGAAAAGTTCTGTAAGCGGCGATAAAATAAGCGCCGTGCTTACGCAGTCTGTCACGAAGCCGAAAAGAATTCCTTTCGCCAGGTTTTTTACCGTGACCTTTTCGTCGTCGTCTTTATACTTGTAGTGCTTATGGTGCAGTATGCTGAACAACTCCGTCAGAACGCGGAAAGCCAACTGTCCCGCCGTGAATCCGACAAGTGTTCTCCCGAAGTTCCGAACGGCTTCTTTGTGCGTCGCCTTTCCTCTCGTCGCCACCGCTTCCATAAAAGAGAATTGCACCATGCTTTTTGTCATCGTTGTCTGCGAAGTAAATCTCGATATAGTCCGAAGCAAGCCGTTTGCGGTCTTTTGCAGCTCCGTGCCGTGCATAACGCCGCCGACCTGCTGCGTGTAGTTTATAGCCTTACGGACACGCTTCTTGACTTCCGTCCAATATTCGGCAGAACCTTTCTTGAAGCCTGCGTCAATAACGTCTCTTTTTACCGCTTCCCCGATAATGAGACAGGTATTTGCGTCCACGGCAACCATCGCATTGAAATACCACCCTACGAGTTTTCTGTTTACCGCGTTTCCGCGCAATGCCCAGTCTATGATACCCCTTGTTTTTTCGTTCATTCTCGCCATATCAACGGAGAATGTACCTCTCAATCTGTCGGAGAACTCATATATTCCGTGCTGCTCATATTCGGCAAGCAATGCGCTGCGTTTTGCTTTGATATAAACCTTATACGGCAGTCCCGTTATACCGCGTTTATACCAGCCGCCCGGGCTGAAACGTCCGAGGTTCTTATATGAAACCGTATGCAGCGCAACCGGCAACGCCGTGACCTGTTTAACAATAACGGACGGTGTGTTCAATACCGAACTTATAAAAGCACCGTTAATAGTATTGAATGCGTTATTTACAACGTTGTTCACCTTAGTTTCCCTCGGTCTGCCCGCAAGGTCGTTTTGAAGTCTGACAAGGTAGTCGCGAACACCTTTTCCGTTGGTAAACTTCTCCGCAAGTTCCTTTTGCACCGAAGATGTTCGCCCGTTGCCCTCTTCGAGTTTCGTTCCCCAGATAGTACGGAACTGTTTCAGCGGCAACATCAGTTCAACTATATTTGCGGTGCTCTTTGCCTCGTTCAGTATAAGCCCGTGCATTCCCGCTATCTTGATATGCTGCGGCGCGTGCGGCGTTATTTCTTTCAGCTTGCCGCTCTGTTCATATTTCATCACGGTTTCGCCCTCGCGCATTGTGTCGGGTACTTTACCCTGAACTTCAAGCGTATCGACCGTCATCGGAATATAATACGGGTCAACATCAAGATGCAGAAAGAATCTTTCGTAATACACCATGTCAAGGTCTTGCCCCGCCTTGCGGAAAAATTCCTGCGAAGTCTTAAACCATTCTTCCGCATATTTTCCCGCTTCCGAGCCGTCAAAAAGGATTTTGCGAACCTTTTCCATTTGTTCAAGCGTGACAAGCGAAACGGTATTTTTATAATACGGTTCAAATGCCTTTTCGAAATCCCCTCTCTTCAACTGCTTTCTGTTGCCGAGTTCGAATCCCATGTACTGTAAGTGTCTTATCTTGTCCGAGTGTATCTCACGCTGCCAAGTCATATACAGTTGCAGCAACTCCGACCGTGACATTTGTATCTTTTCGCCCGTGTCGGCGTCCTCGAACGGCGTGTCTATATAGTCGCTCGTAAACTTCTTATACTGTTTCAGCCGTTCATTCGACGTCTTTTTATCCAACACTTTCGAAGAACCGTTGAGCTTGTCAAACGGCATCAGATATTCAAACGCGCGGGACGTCGCTTCATACTCCGCCTTTTCAAGGTCTTCAAAAGTCTTGTATATCGTACTCTCCCTGTCAAAGTTCGAAAGCACTTCCGCAAAGCGCATCGGGTTCGCGGTCAGTATAACGCCGAAATTGCTTATTTTCTTTCTGCCGAGTTCGGAAATTTCCCGCCTCACTTCGTCCCTTACAACTTTCAGTTCCGCCGCTCTGCCGTCAAGATATACCTTGTTCGCGTCGTTCAGCGTCTTGTATATTGCCCTGACAAGCTGATAAACCTCTTTCATCTCCGGGGCATTCAAACTGTTCAGCGTTCTGCCGTCCATCTTCGAGGCAAGCGAATCTATCTGTTTTGTATACAACGCCATCGAATCCCCGTCAAGTATTTCTTTTTGTGCCTCGATAGCGCCTTTCTTCACGGCGTCTATAACGCGGGAAAGCTGCGTATATCCTATCTCATCGTCAACTTCAAACGACCGCACAAGGTTCGCCAATTCACGTTTGACGCTTCCCGTAACATCTTTCGCCGTCAACTTCTTTGAGATCTGCGAAAGCAGCCTGCCGAGTTTGTCTCGGAACTCCGCAAGATTTCTGCGCTCCGTCTTTCTCGTCTCTCGCTCAAACGCACGCGCATAAGCATTGTTCTTTCCGAGGTCGTATGAGATCTGTCGCTCCGCTTTCCAATACGCCGCCGCGGCTTCTTCGCTTTCTTTCATAAGCCTGTTTATTTCTGCTGTTTCGGCCTTAAATTGATTGAAATACGGATCTGCCTTTTTGATTTCAAGAAGTTTTTCAAAAACTTCCCGTCCTACGCTCTTTTCGGCGCTTGCTTCTGTTGAAGTCTTTCGCGAAAACAGTTCGTGTACCGCTTTTGCGAAATCGAGAATTTCCTTTTTCGCTTCCGTCTCTGCTTTTATCCGTTCCGCCTGCGCCTGTTCTTCCTCTGTCAGATTATTCGTTTCCGTCTTCGTCTCTTGCGGCGAATATGCCTTAACGTCTGTTCTGCCGCCGTAGGCGCTTTGTTTTCCCTCTTTTGCTCCGTATGCGCTCTGCGTTCCCGCCTTGCCGTATGCACGGTTGTTTTCTTCCGCTTTCGCTTCGGTCTCCGAAACAACTTCCCAACCGTGTCTGAACTCTTTATCCGTCTGTTTCAAAAGTTCGTCGGCACGCTGTCCGTCAAGCGCTTCGGTCAGCGTAATGCCTTTCAGGCGAGAAAACTTAACGGCGCCGTTCATATACCTGTTCGCTTCCGCAAGGCTGCCGAATGTGTCAATAACGTTTCTGTATTGATCTCCGACAAGTTTAACGGTTTGCCCTTTTATCTTCTGCGCCCATTCGCTTTTATCCGCAAGCTTTTCGCTCTTCTCCGTAATGTCCGACAAAATCACGTCAAACTCACGCACAAGAGCCTCATACGACGGCTGTTTATCCGCTGCCTTGTTCAGGTATATCTCAACCGCGTTTTTCAGTTCCGCGGCAAGTCCCGAAATATCCGCCCCCTCGGCTTTATATTCTTTCGCAAGCTTTTCCAAAACGCTTTTGTATTCGGAAAGATTGAACGGTCGGATATATGCCTTATCCCGCGCATAAGCCATAAACGCGTCGTATATCTGCTTATGCTCTTTTTGCAGCTTTGCAAGCCCCGCCTTTGTCGCAAAGTCGGAAACAGTCGGCTCGTATGTGTCCGTTATCTCCGACACCGCTTTCATTATTTCCCAGTTTTCGCCCGTCGCCCGGTATGAACCGGTCTTCTTCACGGCTTGGAAATTGTCAAGGAACAGTTTTGCGTATCGGCTGACATTCGCGTTTCTTGCCTGCAACTGCGCAAGTATTGTCCTCAAACTGTCCATGCGTTTAAGAAGCGCTTCTTTTTTTTCAAGTATCTGCGTCAGCCGCTCCGTTTGCTTTTGTCGATATCCGCTGTCAATATGCTCTTCCGCCGAAAGAACGGCAATCTCTTTTCTGATATTCTCCGTTTCTTCTTTCAATGCCGCATATTCCGCTTTGTAATCTTTGCCGAAAACGTCTTCCGCTTTCAGAGCCTTCACGGCTTCTTTCTTTTTGCTCTGTTTTTTGTCGAAAGAAACCTCTTGACTTTTATCTGAAAATGTGTTATCATTAGTCAAGAAAGTTTGACCGACCTGCGTCTTGGACGTGTGGGTTGAGGCTTTTTGCATCAACAAGGTTTCGGCAGACTTTCTTTTTTTATAGTCTGCTTTCTTCATATAAAGAGTTTGCAGTCCGACTATTTTCTTTTTATTCGACACAAGGTCAAAATTTAAGATAGTACCATCTTGATAAGACTTCTTAAAAAGAATGCCGTTGATCTTCAAGTTTCCCCTAATGTAGTAATTAAATGTCGCGGTATCACTATCGACTATTGTATCTGCGAACCTGTCAAGATAGTCAATAACATCTTCTATTGTCAGCCCGCTTTTATCTGAAACAAGATGTCTTATGCTGTCAAATGTAGCGGCGACCGAATACTGTCGTCCGGGTTTGAATAGGCTCCCGTTTGCCTCCGTGGGCAGATTGGGAATTTTTTTATTTATTGCAGACAGAACGTCATTGTCAAGTATTCCGAAATACATTGTCACCTTATCATTCGGATTTTCAAAAGCCCTGTTTACGGCATCAACAAGTTTGTCATAACTATCTACAATAATGTTTCCCCCGCGCTCTATCAACCCGGTCATTTCAGCATCATAGGGAAGAAGAGCATCGTTAGCCATTCCGCTTTTCTTTTTCTTAAACGAATATCTAACATTGTTGTCCTGTTTTTTCCAACCTTTTACGTTTGCATATTGTCCCTCATCGCCGTTAATCCACGCTACACTATCGAGAGCAACAACACGCGTATGTACTCTTGAAGCCTCTCCGGCAGCATAGTCAAGTGCCTGTTGATACGATGTAGAAACGAAGACGCCGTTTTTTATCGGATATGAACTGTATACACGGACAGTACCTCTACGCAATGCTTTTTGTGCGTCGTCCACATCAAAATCTCCCCAAGCGAAACTTTCACCATCGTTGATAACCTCTGCAAAGGTCTTTATATCTCTCGGAGATCTTATTCCTACATGATATTCGTCCCACATTGGATTATACTGTTGTATGATCTCAAACTGCGCTCTTTTATGCGGAGAGGCACTCTCTATATCTTTTTTTAGGTTTTCTTCTCTCTGCCTTGCCTCTTCTTTTTGTTTAATTTTTTTCTCAAACTTTTCTGGATTCACCTCATATTCTTTCAGTATATTCTTCTTCTCTTTGCCTACATAATAATCGTAAACGCTTTTATACCCTGCTTTCAAAGCCTTCATTTTTGCGCGTACATCAAACTGTTTCTCAAAAGAAGAATTACCATCGTTCATTTCCTCTACTTGTTTTTGAAGGTCTTCAACGCTTTCGGTAATTCTTTGTCGGTCTTCATTCTCAAATTGCCTATAAAAATCTTCATCAAACAATAGTGATTCTATATCTTTCTTCTTGCTCTGTCTCTTTGTTGAATCATTTTCCGAATTTTCGGATATAATGGTATTGACAATACCTTTATTTTGTGATATAGTATTGTCAGAGGATAGTTCACTTCTTAGATTGCGGTTTTTACCAAAGTCTATCGAACTATCCTTGTTTTTTATTGTAAAGACCGTTTTCGTGAAATCCACAATATCATACAAAAGCATTTGCTTACCGGAAGTAAAACCAACTATGACTTTTGCCGCGTAATCGGATTCACCGATACGAAGAAGCACATCACCCCTCGCAAACTCAACAATGCTGTCTTTTCTACTGTGATTCAAGTCTTCATTGATATAGTTCGTCGAAGCAAGGACTATTTCATCAAGATTGTTGGCTGCCTTGAATTTGTCTTTATATATAACCTTGTCATTGCTTTTTAAATGCTTACTGTACTTTGAGTTTGTAAATTCACTTCTTGTTACACCGTTTACCTTTATCAAGCGTCCGCTTATGGGAATACCGTTCGGAAACTTATTCCGAATAGTATCTTTAACGGTCTTTACCCATTCGGATTCCGGCACTCCGTCAAGTATATTTTCCGACACCACAACAACGGGCTTATTGTCCGTTGTATATTTTATACTGTAACGAACTTCTCCCCTTATATCCTCCACCAATTCCGCACGCTGCACGTCGTCCGCCGCCGTGTCCATGGCGTTCATGAACATATTTGAAAGATGTCTGTAATTCGTCGCCTTGTCGCGAAGTTCTATTCTCCACGTTTCCGTGCCGGTCAAACGTGAAAGCATTTCCCGTATACTGTCGGAAAGATGACGGAGCATTTCGGAAACCGTCACACGCGTTTCTTTCGACATCTCTTTGATTATGCCTTTTTCGGAAAGCACGTCAAAAAGAGAATCCGCCACTATCTCCGAATCTATAACATCTTTCGCATATCCCCGCGCCCGCATTTCCTTGCGGGCTTTTTTTGCGCCCTCTTCGCCGAGCATATCAAATACAAGTTTCTTCATTTCCTCGGCAGCTGTCTTGTTTCTCTTTTCCAGATAGTGATAGCCCTCGTGGGTGAATGTAGCCGTCAACATTCCGTAGTCGGAATTGATGTCTATTACTATCTGATTATTTCCTACAAAAAGACCGTTCGATGCGTCCGCATATACACCGTTGCCGAGCATATCAGTAAACGTCACATGCACGCCCCACTTACGCGCGAGCGCGTTGATCAGGCGCACCTGCGCCGCGAAGTTGCGGCTTTTCATCTTTCGGTCAAAGTCCGCACGGTCAAGCAGCGCATACGATGTGCCTTTGCGCCCGTCACGGGCAACCTCTGCCGCGCCGTCTGCAATTGCTTTCGCTTTCAGTTTCTGCGAAATGCGCCCCTCATACCTCGACAAATCAACATCTTCCGCTATGCCCGCTTTTGCCGCAGACTTAAAAACCTCGTAAGCCTCGATACGCTTTTCAAGCGGGATAAGGTGCGAACCGTCACCCTCGATAACGTCCTCGTCGCCCTCTTCTTCCATAAGCATTTCGCGGACGTCGGGTCTGTATCTCTTAATAAGACGCTTGTCTTTTTCGTCAAGTTCGGAAATAAGTTCCGCAGACCTTTCAACGGCGTCCGCAAGCGTTTCGAGACTGTCCGCCTTTGCGCCCTGTTTTTTTACCTTTTCAAGCATTTCGGAAAAGTTTTCCGCAGTAACGTCCGTGCCCGAAAGAAATGTCAAGTCGGTCAGAAGCCCGCTCGTCGGCGTCGCAGTTTTTGTATCGGTTTTTCTCACTCTTGCGTATGCTTCGCCGACGCGCTCGGTCAGGGACAACAAACCGCTCGCATCTTCTTTTGTATAATAATCTATATCGACCGCCTGTGCCTTTTGGGCGAAGAAACTGTTCGGAAAAGTTTTCGCAACGTTCTTCGCATATTCGACCGCGGCGGCATTTTCTTTGTCATACAGATAATTTTGAACGGACTTTATCGCCCTTTTGCCGACGTCTGAAACCTCCGTCGCCTTTGCTTTTTCAAACTGCGCAACGGCATTTTTCTTCGTCACGGTCTCGCCGATTACCTTTTTTGCAGCCTTTTCAACAACGCCCTTAACGCCCGTGTTCTTAACCGCAGACGGATTTTTGCCCGCAAGTTTTTTAACCGCGCTTTTGAGTTCGGCATTCTTTGTTATGTCTTTTGCGCTTATGCCCTCGCCCTTGTCCGCATAATCCGAAACGGTCTTTTTCGCTTCTTCATATTCGAGATTCTGTTGAACATACTTGCCCACGGTTCGCGTCAGGTGCTTACTCTGCAACTTCGTTTTGCTGTCGATTTTCGCAGTCGAAACCGTCTTTCCTTTTTTGTCCGCTTTCTGTTTTAGCTTCTCTTTTTTCGCTTCAAGTTTTTCTTCCGCAGCGGTTATCTTCTTGCCCGCCTCTTCCGAAAGCCCTTTTGCCTGTTCCGTCAAGTCCGCGCGGCTTCTCACGGCGTTGCCGAGTTCCGTCTGCCCCTTTACTTTTTCGAAATGCTTTCCGACTGCTCTCATCGCCGAACCGAGACCGCCGCCCACCGCGCCGCCTATAAAGTCCTGAAAAGACTGATACAGGTGGTCGCCTATAACTTTCCGTACAGCGGAACCTCTGTCCTCGCCCGCAGAGACATATTCCTCGATCTCTTTCGCTATCTCGCCGCTGTCCTGCATTATTGCAAGGTCATAAACGTCGTTGACTATGTTCGATATAACTTCTTCCGTGCCCTCTTCGAACATATTCCAAAGGTGCGCTTTCGCGCCTTTCAGTTTTTCGGGTGAAACGACCGTGTCTATATTTATCGTTTCGGAGATATATTCCGCAAACGCCGAAACCCAACCGTAAGCAACGGCTTCGCGGTCGGAATATCCTTTTTCGTGCATCTGCACCATCGTCGAATAACCCGCGCCCGAGGACATCGTGAACAGCGTCATCTTTTTCGCAAAGTTCATCGCGACCGTTGCCGAAACGCCGAAATTCGCGCTGGCTATTTTCGCCAACCCTCCGAAGATTTTACCGCTCACATAACTGTCAAGAACGCTCATCGCGCCCGACAGAATTGCGTTCGACCATTCTTCCGTCGTCGCTCTTGCGTCTTCGCCGAATAATGCGGCACCGATATTTCCCGACACATGACGGGAAAAGTCGCCTATCGCTTCCTGTCTCATCTGCTGTCCCGCGAGAGACACGCGCCCGAACGTCCCGTAATAATTTTTCGGACGGTCTCCGCCGCCGCTGAAAGTCGCTTCAAGGAACGCGGGTGCGGAAGCAAAAAATGTTCCCACGGAAAGGACAAGACCTCCGAGGTCGAGAAGCGCATTTACAAACCCGTTGTCCGTATTCATGCCCTCGCGAATGGCTTCCTGCATCTTCTGCGCTTTTATCTGGTCTCCGAGCAGTTCTATCGCATACGCCACGTCTCCGCCCGTCTCTTCCGGCAGCCCCGGCAAATAACGCTTGATGTATGCTTCGGCATACTTTTGGGCAAACGATTCATCATATACTGCGGCTTTGTCCATGGCAAAGTCAAGCAGCGCCTTTACCTGTTCAAGCTTTGATAACGGTTTGCCGTCTTCCGTTTGTGTCACGGAAACAAGAGTATCACGAGATATATCGTTTCCCTGTTTGTCATAAACTCTCGTTAAAACATCTTTAAGAACTTCAACGTCAAACTTTTCAGCCTCCGCCGCAGTCATCTCTCCCGTGTCCCAGTAAGATATGCCGTCTGTATATATATCCACAAGCCCCTGTGCAAGTTCGCCGTCGTTCCCCAAAAGGGAAAGTTTCCAAGAAACCCAAGCCTGCTCTTTTCGATTTACACAAATGTTATAAAGTTCTCTGTAATGTACGGCGAGATCGTTTGCAAAATAATATGTATTGTCAAAGTGGTCGGTTCTCGCATACTCTTCTCTGTATCTCTTTGCGGCGTATTCATAGATGTCGTATGCTTGTTTTGCCGCACTTGCTATTTTGTTATATAATTCAAAACCTTTTTCAGGGTCAACGAATCTGATTGCTTCAAGGGCAATTTCAATATTCTTGTTTCCCTTATGTGTCGAAGAGTGCTTTCCGTCTTCTATGAAGTCTCCCGTAACTCGTCCGTCAAACCCTGCAAAGTCGTGAAAAAAACTACCTGTGTTATCGGATATGCCATCTAATATAAATTTACCGACTTTGCTTTCTCGCCCTGTAAATGTTCCAACATCTCCCGAACAGAAATTTTCTATATACGCTTCTGCCTCTTGCGGATTTTCAACGAACTTTATATATTGTTCGGCATATTCTCCGTATGTCTCCTTTGCATACGCTTCAAGTTCTTCCCGACTTTCTTTTGCGTTTTTCGCCCGTTCTTTTTTTTCTTCGTTTTCACGCAGCGCGGCAGCGTGTTCCTGCAATATTCCGTGCCTGTCGCTCTCGCCTTTGTTTATAACTCTGTCAGCAAGCACCCCGAGCAAAAATGCCTTTTCCGCATCATTCACACTTCTTTGCGCCGCTGAATATATTTCGTCAGATGTCGCCGTATCAATATTTATATTCTTTTTCTCGACCTCGATATAATCCCCGTTTCCCGCATTCTGTTTTTGCACAGCAAGATCTGAGGGCAGCCCTTTTCCGATTTTTTGCATTCCGGACAAAGAAACGGAAACAATATGATCTCCGTCATTCTGCCCTATCAGCCCGAGCGCGAAGTCCGTGTCATACGCTCCCACATCAAGCGCCGTCGCTATATACCCGCGAACGTCGAGCGACTGTTCCAAACCGAGGGCTTTTGCCAACTGCGCCTGCGCCGTCATATTCTTTTTCAATGTCGCGGCATAATACTTTCCGAGGTCGTCCACAAGTCCCGTCGCATACGCTTCGTTCACGCCGACGTTCTTCATCGCCTCGATATAGTCTTTTCTCTTTGCCGCCGAAAGCCCGTTTTCGAGAATATCCGTATAGGTGTTTTGTACGGTCATATAAGCATTCATGCACTTGCGCTGAATGCTGCTTCCCTTTACGTTTTCGTTTATATAGTCAAGGTCGTATACATAATTTCCGTTCGCGTCAACGGTATGAGCCATATTCCGGAATACCGTGTCCGCAAAGTCGTCAATACGGCTAACGCTCGTTTTCGTATTCGCCGTATGTTTCAGTCCCGTCTCGTCCTGTTTCCACGTCTTGTTTCCGTTCTTATCCGTCACAAACTGCCCGTTCTGTTCACGCAGCCCGAGCGGGTCACGGTCTGCAAGACTTTTCGGGGGCGTTATCTGCCCCCTGTTGTTGTTATAACTTCCTCTTTCGGGCGTCACTCCGTCCGTCGCCGTTCCGCCGCCGCCCGATCCGCTTTTGCTTGCCGCCGCTTTTCTTTTCGTCAGCGCAAATTTACGTTCCCTCAAATCGTCGGTAACTTTATTGTATGCGTCATGTTCTGCGTTCGAATAGTCTGTCTGCGCAAGGTCTGCCGCCGTCTGTGCGCGGTTCTTTTTAACATTCGCTTTCGTCAACGCCACGGAAGCCTTGGAACTCTTCGCCGAAACGTCCATCGACCTTTTCGCGCGGTCGGCGCTCTGCTTTGCTTCAAAGCCTCTTGTCGCGGAAGCGGCTCTGCCCGCAGACTTCGCCGTTTCCGTTTCAACGCCCCTGTTAAATTCCGCGCTCTGCGCTCTGCCCTCGCTTATTTCTTTGCCCGCAAGCGCATCGGCGTATGCTCCGCCCTTCGCCGTCGCACGGTCTATCTCCGCGATTGCCGCATCGGCACGCGACAAAAGGTCGTCAAACTCCGCGTCTGTTAAAATTCTCGTGTCTTTCGTTACGTCAGCCATGACATTTTTCTCCCTTTTCCGTTTTTATTTCTGCGATTTTTGCCAAGCAAAATATCTTTCGTTATAATCCATGTCCGCAACACGGTCGCGTATATTCTGCAATTTCGAGTTCAGCGCGCCGAGAGTGTCCGTTATCCTGTTTATCTTTTCAAGCCGGAGCGCGGCGACCTTTTCGTTGTTGTTCGCAACCGCCGTATTGTACTCATTGATAAGCTGCGCCCTTGCGCTCTGCAAGTCCGAAGCAAGCGACGACAGCTGCTGCTGCTTCTGCCTGAATGCGCCCGCCTTTACGGTCTCTTCGTACCCCGAACCGCGAAGCCCCTGCCGCGCCATACTTTCGCCGAGACGTCCGTTCCTGTTCGCGGACGGCTGATATGCAAGATTCACATTGCGCCTACCCGACATATATGCGTCGTTCGCTTCCTGTCCGCGGAGCGCAAGTCCCTCTTTCGTCGCGTCGAACTGCTGCCCGTATGCTTTTTCAATGTCGTTGTACGCAGACATATCGCTCGCTTTTGAATACCATTCATCAACGTCCGCAAAAGAAGCGTCCCGGTATGCTTTAACATTTTTATATTTTGTTGACGGCATCTTGCCGTATGCGTTTTTAACAACTCCGTTATTCAATGCCATTGATACTTCATCGCCTCCTTTATGATCGCACCGTTGACTGCATAATAAAACTTCATCGGCTTCGTCGATGAGTATGCAACGCTCATCGCCGTAAAGCGCGGAATATAAATGTCATACAGCAATTCGGCGTCTTTTAAGTCTTCGCTTACCGCCCGCTGTCCCAAATCCGCGTCCGAGTGCGGAACCCCGAACGGCACGGCAAATCTCGGTTCCGTATACTCCGCGTCCGCTTTCGCGTGAACCTCGATATTCTCACCCTCGATTTTCGCATACCCCTGCCGGCGTATCGGCTTTTTCTTGCAGTTCGGATAGCCGTAATTTTCAAACCGCGTCGTAACCACGGCAAGCACGGGAAATCTGTTGACCCCGTTATACGGATTTATCATCTCGTCCGTTCCGTCCGAGGAATCAAAAGCGAACACATAAAAAACATCTCCGCTTCTGACGGTCAGCGCAAGTGTGTCGTCAACATCTTCGAACACATCGTACACCCTCATCTTTGATGCCCACGCGCCGCCCGAAATATTTTTCCACGGCACAACATTGTCCCACTTGAACCACTCGTATTCCGTGGACTTCGTACCCGCATTGCTGAATCTTTGCCGCGTGTCCGCAAGCCATATACGCGAATTTGCAAAAACGCATATATATCCCTGATACCCGAACACTCTCGGTGCGCCTATACTGCTGCCCACGGTATTGTTGATGTCCGCGCAAAGCAACCTGTCCACCATCGAACTGCGGTGCTGTATCGATGCCGTTGACGTCAGATCCGTTGACACTATGGCTTTCAGCCCGCTTGCGGAAAGGAACACGGGTTCACCGTCAACATTGACTGCCGAAAGTTCGTTGAACGCGCCCACATCGTGAAGCCCGTATATTGACGGATATATTCTCGGCGTCAGGTCGGATTCGTTGTCCTGCGGAGAATGAAGAAATATTCCGCTCTCTCCCCGCACATCCTGTTTCAACGCAACAATGTACTTTCCGCACGCAAGCAAATCCTTAACACCCGCGCCGCCGTGGCTGTCAGTCACATAATCCGTGTCCGCCCAGTAAAGCGGGTTGCCCGCTCTCGACCAATACAGGCGGTTTTGTTTCCGCCCGTCGCATACAGCCGCAAAAACACGCTCGTCGAAAACAACAAAACGCCGCATATCAAAAACGGTGTCGTTTTCGCAGGAACCGCGATCGAACAGCACTCGAAACTCCGTTCCCGCGGCAGGCGCTTTTCCCTCGGCAAAAACTATCCCGGCAGCGCCCACCGTCACATCGGCCGTCTGTTTTGTCCACACGCCCGAAGCCGAAAGCAGATACACGGCAGCGGAAACGCCGCTTCCCGCATTCAGGTATTTCAATGTTTCCGCTTCCGCAAGATATTCAACGGTATAATACCGAGACATCATATTGTAGGGTATATTGCTGTTAAAGCCCCCGTTGCTGTTGCCGTTGATACCCACGAGCGGCGCCGTGTTCTCGTCCGGATATGCACCCGAGGCAGGCAATGAACCCGAAAATGTGCCGACTACGGGAACCCCGTCCTCGCCGATGTAAAAATATATGATTTTCTTCGTGCCTTTGTCGAAGAAATAAAAAGTGTTGTCGTATATAACCGCAGACATACGCACATTGTTTCTGTCCGCTTTTTCCGCTGTCAGTTCCTGCGAAATAACAACAGCGCCGGAAGACGGAACAACGTTTCCGTTTGATATTGTAAAAGCCTCCGACGCAGTATACTTCCACCAAAAAAGAACCTGTCCCATGCGGACAACATATCCGCCGCCGAACTCCGACATCTGCACAAGCCCGCTCATTATGTTTTTACCGTCAACCGTTACAGCCGAAGTGTCTATCGTGAATTTTATTCGGCTTCCGGGACGGGACGAAAGACTTACGCCTCCGTCCGCGCCGTAATCTTTCCACACGTTCACAAGCAGCGGCGAACGCGATTCGTCCATAACGGAGCCTTCGTTCATCAGGTCAAGCCCTTTTATAACACTTTGCCTGCGAACAGCCGTTTCCGCATAGTCTCTGTAATTGTACATTCTCGTTCACCTCTTACGCCAACCACCCGTGCGTGTCTTCAAGTTCAGTTTGTATCGGATTCGAACGAACGCATTGCGCAAGTTCGGCGTCAAACTTATTCCGCAGTATAACGGAAACAGACTTGTCGTTTCCGAGATATATTTCGGACGCTATATAGAAAGCCATAAGGTGAACCATATCGTCGGGCATATCTATTTTTGCGTCGTCGGAAGTATTCTCCGTTATCCTCTGCGGATAAGCGACATAGCAGACTTCATAAAGTCCCTCGCGCTCAAATGCGATTTCACTTTCGGACAGAACGGAATAGAACTCCGTATTCACGGGTATTCCGTCAACAAGCACGGGGTGTTTTTCCGCGAATGCCAAAAAGTCATCGGTTATTTTGTTCATATCATAGCGCTGTGCGGGCGCGGCGGGCGGCACGTCGTCAGAAAACAGATACGGATATATGCCGAGATTGCGCACCGAATACGCAAGGTCTCCCGTAAAGAGCACGTCTACGGTGTCGTCTTCCGTACTCTGCGGCGTGGTTGCCGTGTATCTTATATATTGCCCGTCGCTTTCCATGTCCACCTGTTCGAGCGGAACACCGTCCTGCGAGATATAGCACGTTCCCGTCCCGTCGCACTCGAATGTGATGCCCCGAAAGAGCGGAAAAGACATTTCAATGTCGCTTGCTTCTCTGCGAAACTTCGTATTCGTCGCCATGTTCGGCAGTTTGCGGACGTTGATTCTCTCAATCTTTATTTTCTGCGCAACCGTCGTCGCAAGTTTCAGCATCGCCTGATTCGCCGCGTCATACATCTTCGGCAGATATTCTTTTTCAAAAACTTCTTCGCTCGGTTCGTCTATCTTCATCCGAACGCTTCTTTTCAGTTCTTTCCAGGTCATATTCTTTCCTCTTTCCAAAGAGGCGGCAGCCTCTGTTGTAAAGACCGCCGCCGCATTACATAATAATTATTTGCCGCCGCCGTTACGAAGATCTTCACCTTTGTGTACAATGGTCTGACCGTTCGATGTGCCGGGCTTGATGGGCGCGTCAACTTTCTGGTTTCCGTTGTTGCCTATCTTGCCGATATACGGCGAACAATTTCCGTTACTTGCCATAGCAAAAAACTCCTTTCGTCCTGTCGGCAAAGCGGAGCGGCAGTGTCACAAACCCGCTTCGCCGTGCCGACATCTTATCTTACGCCATCGCCTTTTGTGGCTTACTCCGTCGCCTTTCCGCTGCTTACGCCGCACCTCGCAGAAAGCGTTCCGCTTCTCTGCGAACAGCCATGCGCGTGCCGCAAAGCGGCAATTTCGCGCGGCGTATTCAATCACTCCCCATCGAGACTTCTCTCTTTCGGAATCCGTCTCGCCCGCCTGCGGGCAAATCCCGTCATTGAGTTTTCTCAATCGGTCATGAGCTTGCGCAAAAGACTTGATACGAATTGTGTTCGGCTTACGCCAACGTTGTGCCGCCGCTTACGCCGCACATGGCAAAAGCGCGCCAATCGTTGAAGCCCGCACCGAAGCGCTGACGACCTTTCCAGATGTTGTTGTCGGTCGCCTCGTCAACATAGGACTTGATGATAAGCGGGGTTCTGTCGAACCATATCGCGCCGATGTTGTCCCTGTTGTAACGAGAGGACATAACTATCCACGGACTTGTTCCGGACGCCGCCTGCCAATAAGGATTGACAATAACCGTCCACCTGCCGAACTGATAGTTCATTCCGTTGTTCGATGTCGCGGGGTCTTTGTCTGCGCCGATAGCCGCAAAAACACTCTTTTTCAGAGCCGCATCGTTCGGAATGATTATGGTATCCGGCGTCACGTCAAGAATGTTTCCGTCGTCGTCCTTCGCGTTCTGCATCGCGGTCTCGACAAGCCCCAGCGCGTCAACGGAAAACGCGTTGGTATACAGATTCGACTGTTTAAGTTTTGCGCTCGTTTTGGACGGGTGTTCTTTCGCGAACAGCGCCACACCGTCCGCCGAAGCGGTATCAAACTTTCTGCCCCTGTATGTAACGGCCGTTGCGGTCGCTTCGGTCAGAAGCTTTGTGCCGAAATTGACTTTTGTTCTCTCCCAGCTCGTTATGAAGCCCGTCGGCTGTTTGCGCAGGTTGAGAACCTGTCCGTCTTCCATCGCCTTTTCGGTGATCTGAAATGCGCTCTTCCATTCAACATGTTCGATGGTTTTTGAGTATCCCTCCTGATTTCCGACAACGGGATATGTGCCGCCCTCTTCCACGGGGGTGGGACCGTCCATCGCGGTCATCGAAGAAATCTTTTCGGCGAAGTGTTTTGAAGTGTCCTTGCAAAATACGTCGTCGATGAAATTATGCTGTTCAAATGCTTCGACTTTCTTTTCGATAAGCATCTTGATAGGCTCGTAAGACTTGCCGAACACGCTGTCATTAAGTCCCGAACCCTCGGTAAAAATTACATTTGCCGCCATTTTTCTCTCTCCTTTACATTAAGTGTTTGAGCTCGCCGGTGTCGGATGCTTAAAGCATACGATATAGCCGTCTTCAAGCGCTCTGTTGACAACGACCGCCGTTCCCGCAGTCTTTGCCAAAGTTACGCCGTCCGTCGAAAGCGTGTAAGCCTTGCCCGGTTTGATGTCGGACGCGGTAACACCGCTTGCGGGTTCGATGTAGTATTCCGCATCTTCGGACACAACTTCGACAAGCACCTCGCCGCCTGCGGCAACGGTCGCCAAAGCGATACCCTCGGGCTTTTTATCTCCCGCGGCGGGCTTAACGCCTGCTTCGTCAAGATAAACGCCTGCGCCGCGGGTTATCGCGGCTGCGGCTGCTCCCAAATTTCGCAGCGCGGGATTCGCGCCTTTGAGACTTCTGAAAAATTCCATCTTCTGTTCTCCTTTACTTCTTTTTATCTTTTGAATAGTGCCGGGCGATCTCCTTATCGGTCACGTCCGGATTGAACGCTCTGTACTGCTCATACACGGCTTTCGGTATGGTAACGGCGTTACCGCCGCCCGACTTGCCGACGCCTTTCTGATGTTCTTTGTTGCTCATGTTTCTGACCGCTCTCCTTTCCGCCGCTCTGATGTCCGCGCTGACAGTCTGCTTATGCCTGTGCTCGTCTATTTCCTGCGCGTGCGAAACCTCAAACGCGTCAAGCGCGGTCATTTTATCTTCGTTATACTGCATAACGCGCATAAACTTTTCGCCGAAACCGTCAACACTCTTTGCTTCGTTCGCCGCCCACGGATATTTCATCACAACAAGGTCATAATCCGCCTGACGCTTTTCGCGGGCAAATTCGGCGGCGTATCGAGCCGCGTCCCCTTTTTCCTGCTGCGTTCCGTCAAAGCCCGAAGCAAGCGCTTCCGAATTGTTTTCGTCATAACCGACAAATCTCAAAGCCTTGTTTTTCTGCTCGATTATTTTATCCTTTTCGGCAAGTTCTCTTTTCAGCCTTTCGATTTCCGCTTCGTCCGTTTTCTTTTCATTTCCCGCGTCAGTCTGTTGCCGAGGTTCCTCCGTTAAGGCGGCACCGTCCTCCGCAGGATCTTCATTCGCATCATCTTCGTCTGCGGTCTCCGCCTCGTCCCCGTCTTCGTCAAGTTCGGCGTCCTCACTTTCATCTTCGTCATCGTCTTCGATAACAGCCTCGATATCTTCTTCCGTTTCTTCCTCTTCCCTGATTTCGAGTTCATCGTCGTCAATGTTAATGTTTTCGTTATCCATTGTGTCTGCTCCTTTTTTTTATTTCATCGGCTGCCGCCGTTGATGTCTTTTCGGTTCTTTGCTGTCCGAGCATTTTTAACATTCCCCCGATTATAACAGTCCCTGTGCCTGCTGTATAAGCGCCGCGGTCTCTGCATCGTCCGCGTCATACGCTCCGTCCGCCGTCTCATCTGCCGTGCCCCACGCGGTACCGTCCGCGGCAAGTTCACCGCCCTGCATCTGCGCCGCCTGTGCCTGCTCGGCCTGCGCCTGTTCCGCCTGTGCCTGCTGCATTTGCACGAACTTGTCCGCGATCTTCTTCGCACCGGGATAACCCTGTTCCGAAAGAGATTCCCAATACACTTGAAGCGTCGCGGGGTCTTGCGGGCTTCCGTATGCACCCGCCGCAAAGTTGTTTCGTATCTCTTCCCACATCGCCTGTCGGTCATTCGTGTACGCCGCCGTGCTGTCAATGTCGATAATATAATCGTCGTCGTAAACGTATTCACCCGTCACGGGGTCAACATCAAGGAAGTCATAGCGTGAAAACTTGTATGTCTTCTGCCCGCCGCTGCCGTCGTCGCCCCGAACCTCGATACTCTCGTCGGCAAACGCGAGCATAAGCTGAAATACTGCGGTATATATCCGCACATAAGCACTCTTTTTGTTTTCGCGCTTCGACGAAAAGCGTCCCGCCGCCTGCGATATGGACGCCTGTTTTGCCGTACCCGACGTCGCCGTGCTGTCCTGTTTGCCCTGAAAACTGTCCGTTACTCCGAGAGTGGACTGCGCGTCCTTGTAGATGATGTCAAGCATCGTCAGATCCTGCTGTATCGACGGTTCGAGCGTTATTGCGTTTATCATCTGCATTTGAGCAACATTGTCAATAAAAACCAACTTATCTTCTCTGTCGGAGGTCTCAATCTTCACACCTTTCGGCAAAGTGAGAACCGAACCGCCTTTGAGAAGTTTTTCCATGATTTTCGTAAACAGAATGTTGTACGCTTTCTGCTGCGGATATATAACGTCAACGTCGTTGTCTCCGAGAAACTTGCCGTACACGGAAACGTTTTTGCGGTTTATAACGGGCATAAGGTCGGGAACATAATATTTTATTTTCGTCTGCACGGTCTTCGCTTTCGCTATTCTTGTCCCGTCCACGTCAACAACTTCCTGTTCGGGGTTTCCCTCATCGTCAAAAACGGGCGTCTGCGCTTCGATACGGCTCCCGTCCGAAAGAATAACGGGCGCGTCGATAACTTCATAGTCTTCCGTTTGCTTCACAAATTCACGGCAACCGCATACGCACGTTCCGTCTTCGGCTTCATATTCGGGCTTGCCGCACTTTTTGCACACTTTGCCCTGTCGGACGTAATAACTCTCAACGTCTTCGAGCACCGTGTCCGCCGCCCATGAAAACACGCCGAGTTTACCGCTTTCGTTTATGTAATACGCCGTTATCTGCACTATCGTTTCTTCGGGGTTGTCCTGCGCCGAGCTTCCGAGCGTCTCGAATCCCTCCGCCGTTGTCGCGTCCTCGTCAAGCGTAACGCCGTATTTCTTCTCGATATTTGTCTTTGTGTCCGTGTACTTGACAAATATGTAATCCATATCCGCAATATCGCACAAACCCGCCTGAGGCACAACATCGTCAGGGTGAAGCAGACGCACATTCGGCAGTCCGCAATAGTTTTCGGTCTTTATCGTGTTGTCCCAAAAGACAACCGGAAAGGTCGAACCGTGTATCTTCGCAACACGTTCGTCAAGATCGTTAAGCTTTGTCAGGTCAACGACCTTTTTCCATGCATTCAAAAACGCTTCGAGCATTCTCGCGCGGTTCTGTTTTTTCTCGTCGTCGGTCGGCGCAATGACCTTTGGCGCGGGAATGGACGTGTCTATCTGCGTTTCGATAAGTTCAAACGTCAGATTTCGCCCGTATGGCGCTTCCGCTTTCGTCACATTGCCGCGGCTGTCATACACGGCAGTCGTGCCGCCGTATATCGCGTTGCGTCTCTCTATGCCCGCCGTCGCGTCCCGGTAAACATCGGCAGCGCGTCTGAACCGCTCCTGCCACATCCACAATTTATCTTTGTTTTCGTCCGTCATATCCGTTTTTCTCCCTCAAATTCCCAAACGTTTGGGATTTTCAAATCGAACAATACTTATTTCCGCCCGCCGTCGCCGCGCTGCCTCTGACCGCTGTTTCTGCCTTCTGCCTGCCGTCAGCCTTCCGCCGCCGCAAACAACCTTTTCCGCGTTACGGTTTGCCCCACTTTTCAACCATCGCCGCACGGTCTTCGGCGCTTCCGTTCTCATAATCTTCAAGCATATCCGCCGTCCATTTAATTTTTTTGCCGACGTCCTTTTCTTCTCTCTCAAAACTCTGCTGCGGTCTGATATAATGCGCAATGGCAAGCGACATAACGCAGTCGTCGTGTTCTCCCTCCATTGCTTCGGGACGCCCTTTCTCATTGCGAACGAACGTCAGCATTTCTTCTATCGTCTTTGCGTCGTTAAAAAGTTCGACGCGCTCATTCGCAACTTTCGCAAGCATTGAAATAATGACGGGACGCGTCAGTTGCGTCGTCTTAAATCCGTAAGACTGCACTATTCCGTGCGTAAAACTGTCTTCGCGTTCACGCACATATTGCTTTTCGTAGCCGAGCCGTTCAAGTTCCTTGATGATGTATGTATTAAAATTCGATTCCACGCCGATAAGCGCATAATTATAATATTTGCCGAGACAATACAGCTGCCGCACAAAATCGTCCTCGCCGTATTGAAGTCGCAAAACCGCAACCTGTTCGCCGCTTGTGTTGTCGAGCACCTGCGCCACATAAAAGTCGCTGCCCTCGCCCGCCGTGTCCGCCCCGATAACATACGGCACACCCGCCCGGGCATCGCGATATATTTTCACAAAGCCGTTATCATCGCTTTCGAACGTCGCGTTTGATATGCCCGAACCGTCGTAAGCATACGAAAACGAGCCTGTACGGAAAGGACTTGACAGCAAGGACAACCGCGCCTGCAAATTCCGCGCGTTGAAAACGCTGTAACCAACTACGCCCCATTGTCCAAGACAGTAAACGTCATAATAGTATGGGTCGCTGTCCTTATAACTTTCAAGCAGTTTGCGGTACTCGTCCTCGATAAAATCGTTATCCTTGTATGTCGTCTTAACAACCGTCATCGCGTCGGTCTTGTTGTCCACAAAACGCTTTTTAAGCCAATGCGAAACGGTTATCGGGTTGAATGAAAGCACAATTTGTTTTCGGCTTTTGCCGCCGCGCAGACGTATATCAAGCTGGTTAAAACTCTTCTCCGAGATCTCTGACGCTTCTTCTACCCATACATCCGTCAGTTCGCCAGACGGGAACGTTATGGACTTTATCTTTTCGGGGTCGTCAAGACCTTTGAAAATAACCGTGTTGGAGTTATTCGCGCACGTTATCTTCATCTCGCCCTCGGATATGCGAAAAAGGCGGTCAAGCCCCCACCTCGATATAATCTGCTTGAACAGCGCAAAGGTTGAATTTCGGTTGGTGTCCGCAACCTGTCGCACTACAAGCAGGTTGCATATAGGCTCCGTCATCAGACGGACAAGAAAACGTTGAACGACAAATACGCTTTTCCCGCTTCCCGCGCCGCCGTAAAGCACAAGATAACGTGTCCGACAGTCCAAAAGCGGCAGATAAACGCGATTGAATACGCGCTTGTCAATATTGACATTCATGTCATTCGCCCCTCTTCCGCCTGTCTCTTCATCTCCTTTTCCGTCCTCGCAGAAAACGTTTACATTTTCTGCGAACAGCCATGCGCGTGCCGCAAGGCGGCAATTTCGCGCGGCGTATTCAATCCTGCGCGCGGTTATTAACCGTAGTCATTGAACGTTACATTTATCTGCTCCGCTCCGAGACCTTTATTTTCTCTCTCGATAGCCGCTTTCTTGTCAAGCAAGATTCCGAAAGTCCTTGTCAGGTCCGATAACGTAACCTCTTTTTTCTCTTTTTCATCTCGCATAAACTGCTCCGAAAGCTCGCGGAACAGGTTCTGATACGCAAGGTTCATTACGTCGTCGATTTTTTCCGTCATCGCGCGCGCGGAATCCTCGCGAAGTTTCGCAAACTTTTCGTCATTTTTGTACTTTTTCACAATGTTCCTGCAAGTGCTCTCGGGAACACCCGCCAGCCTTGCAACCGCAGACATATTATCAGGTTCGGAAGCATACGCAACCATAACCGCGACTACCGTCGCCATTGACGTTTTTCGTCCTCGCAAACTTCGTTCAAACTCCTTTCCTCGCTGTATTTATATATAAAAATAAAAGCATTTTGCCGTTTTTAATTTGCTGTTTCCGGGCTTTTCCCTCTCTATTGTTTCGGTTTTCTCTTCAAGCCGCAGATTTCTTTTTTTTCTTTTCTTTGCTCTTGGTACGCATAGCGTTCGGCATAGATTCATTCGTTTACTCTTCTTTGCGAAAGATACCTATACGCCGCGCGAAATTGCCGCCTTGCCCGCTTCGGGCGACACGGAAAAATCGGAAAAAACCGTGCCGCCTCAGCGAACGCGCCGACAAGCTTACTATCGACGCTTAAAGGAAGGTGATAATATGACCCGCACAGCCTGTCAAACCGTGCAAAACCCGAAACCGCATCACACGGGCAGCCCGCCCCTTTGAAAAAGTACCGTGTGTTCTTTACCCCGACAAGGCGGCAAACGGAAAACCCGTCAAAAATGCCGCCGCTTGCCTATCCTGCACCCCCACTTTAATAAAAAAAGTGTATCATCGGGGAACACTTTTTAACAGTTCACAATTTGTTCAATATTTATTTTATCTTTTCTCTTGACATTGGCGTGCCAATGTGATATAATATATTTGCAAGGGGACGAGAAAGCCCCTAAAAACAAAAGGAGATAAAGAAATGACAACGCGAATCTATCTGACAGAAGTCTACAACGAAATCAAAAACCCGTTTGACCTCAAAAGAGGTTGCACCTCGTTCGATGATATTGATCTTCCTGTGCTGCAAGAGTTCGAAACATGGGAATCAGGACTGAAAGTTCTTAATTCAAAAAAATCTTCCGTCCGCGAAAACAGCGGCGCTGCGGGAGCATTCTTCTCCGTCCACGAATATTGGCTCGTCAAAGAAGAGTTCGAGACGGACGAAGACGGCGACGCAATCGGCGCAATCGACATGGATGCGGAAGCCTGTCCTTTCGCGAAGTTTGACGTTGACAACGACGACATGCAGACACTCGCAACTTTCGATTCTTACGCGGAAGCGGACGCATATATCAAGGCGCACAAAGAGTTCGACAACGGCGAACACGTCGTTATCGCATAGGGTGACGAACATGGCATTCAACCAGAAAGAATATATCAACGCATACAAGCGCGAACGTTACGCAAACATATCCATTCGCATAGATAAAAACAAAGCCGCAGAATTTCGGGCGCTCTGCACGGAACGAAACGACCGAATCAAAGACATCATAGAAGAGGCAATAGACCGCTACATTACCAAAGCAAATAAGGAGAAGATAAAAACTATGAAAAAAGATATTCTTGAAAAAAACGTAAAACAGATCACCGAATACATATCCTTGAAAGGCAAGATAATTCCGCGCATTGAGAAAGGACGCGACGAAAAACATACTTTCCTGTTCGGCGTGTACGGTCCCGAGGGTGTGGGACTTATCTCTCCCTGTAACTCTATTGAAGAAGCCATTCTTGAAATTGAAAAATGCAAAAAAGAAGACGACACAAACAATTACGAATACGGTCAATTCGACTATCTTGCACGGTGTAGCGTCTTAACCGCTGACGATGATAAACGTGAAGTCGTATTCGACGGAACTGGATATATTGACTTGATTTAATTTCAACCAAATAACAAAGAAAGAGCAGAACGTTCAGTTCTGCTCTTTCTTTATTCCCGTCCCTCGATAAGGAAATCCGTCGTTGTCCCGAGCACTCTCGCCGCGCGGGATATGAACTTCACGGACGGCGTCCGCTCCATAGCAAGAATATGCGTCACCGTCGCCCTCGGCATTCGCACCCGCCGCGCAAGTTCAGCCGTAGTCATTCTGTGCTCGCGCATAAGCAGGCGCACGCGGTCGGTAAGCCCGTATACAAGATACATCAGACCGTCTCCGACTTCTTCTGCTTGTCCGTGCGGTCTACGGTTATATAATTAGCGCAGCCTTTAACGGTCAGCACGGTTCCGTCCACCGTCAAAGATACCTTATCCGCGTGTTCATAGCCTATAAGGCTGCATGCATTCGCAAGCAGGTCAAAAACTTCGGGCGGCAAATTCTGGCACATTCCATCCAGCGTTAATACCGCTCGCGCTATTTTGTCTTTTCGCAGATACTCTGCCACCGAGGGTTCACAGTCACAGCGCCCGCCCTTGATATGTAACTGTCCGCAGAACGGGCAAGTCTCCATTCCGTCCTCAACCTCGATTTTCTTATCATTCGTTGCTTCGCTCATTGCTTTATCTCCTTTCAGTCTCGGATTATGCCGAGATATTTTTCAATTTCGTATTTCGCCGTTTCAAAACCGTAACAGACCGCGCACTTATAGCCGGCGAGCATAAGACGCTCTATCCATTCGTCCTGTGCCGCAGACGTCTTATTCTTTCCGACCTTCATTTCGATAAACAGCCCGTGAAAGCCGCTTCGCGCCACGGCAAGCATTATGTCGGGCACGCCCGCTTTCACCCCTGCCGCTTTCAGCCGCGCCGCTTCGGTTTTACTGCGTAACCCGCCGTTCGGTACGGCAAACAGATTTTTCAGTTCCGGATGCGCCACCGCTTCATAAAACGCCCATGTAAACAAGTGCGTCTGCTCGATTTCCTCATTTCTTCTCACTTCATCACCTCATTTCTAACCCGCCCACACGTCGGCAGACCACGCGGGGATATGACTTTCGTCGTCGGTCTTATACATAACGACCGACAGATACCAATTCGCATTGTACTCATTCCACCGAGGAAAAGCACGCACAAACTTATATCCCTTGTATCGCTTCTCCCAGAACTCCGCATCGTCAACGCGGTCGGCACACCATTTCTCAATCTGCCGCTTCGTCACGCCGCCGTCTTTGATTTTCACTTTCGGTTCTTCAAGATTCCGGGAATAGATTATTCTCTTTTTTCCCGCGCATTGCTTCGAGATATATCGCGCCGCCGCTTCGGGACCGAACGTGTCCGGGCGGAATCTGTCGCAGTTCACGCGTTCTCCCTTGTTCCACAGGCTCTCCATCGCCGAGCGAGAAAGTCCGCCCGTGATAAACAGGTGATAGTGATAGTTCGTCTGTCCTTTTTTCTCGCCCGTTTTGTATGTAACTTCTTCAATCGCTATCGCGTACTTCAAAGGCGCGGACAACTTTTCCGCCGTCCGTACAAGGCGCGATAAAGTCTGCTCGATATACTTATTCGGCGCAACACGGCAAAGCGCTTCCGCGTCTTCGATATTCCGTTCCACCTCGCGCAGCTTTCTTTTCCGCGCGTCGCGCACCCGGCGCACATAGTTTCTGATGTTCTTTTGTGCTTCGTCCCAATCTTTCGGCGCCTGCGCCTGCGCATACGTCGGATGCATCAGGTAGTCCCCGTCGTCGAAGTTGGCATTGACAAGCCTTATTAGTTTTTTAATTGCCTGTTGACGGTTATATTTCGCCTGCGCCGCCGAACTCTGCTTTTCTTTCGGCGCGCGCGTCGGCATCGCTCTGCCCGACCGAAAAACGGGAAAGAAATCCGCTTCGAGCAATCTGCCGCTTACGGTTCGTTTCTCTCTCTGCATTTTCTTTCCCGCCTTTCTTTTTTTTTGATTTTATTTTTCTTATGCGCCGAACACGGCGAACTTGTTCACGGTGTCGCTCACCGTCTCCATCACGCTGTTGTACAGCGCGGTTTGCAGATACATTCTGCGATGTTTGATAAGCGTCTCCGTCTTTTCAAAAGTCCGTATAACCTGTAACACATTTTCATGCTCGATTTCGCCGTAAACTTCTTTCACGGTCTGCGTCGGCACCTGCCGCCCCTCTATTTTAACAAAGCCCTCATCCGGGCGCACAAGCACGTCCGCGATTATTCGCGCAAGTTCTATCGCAAAAGCTCTGTCTTCTTCATCGAAGCATTCAAGCTGAATATTTTCCGTTACCCTGTTCAGTATCGCCCGAAAGGACGGGACAGGACGGGACGGAGCAGCGCAGCGCATCTTTTCATCTTCCGTTTTTTCATAACTCCGCATTTTCAAAATCACCTCCGCATATCGTCCATTTAATACGATTTATTACAAGGTCGGAATAGAGCCGCCCCGCAGCTCCGTTTCCGCCCGTATTCAACTGTCAAAGTGCATTATATATAATATGTAGACTTACCTTTCCACACAGAAGAGTGAACCGTGTGCCTTATTGCACTCATACGGTATTATCCCAACGGTGATATATCCTCCGTCGCTTACCTCGTTCGCAAGTTCCGCAAGCCTCGATGTACGAACCTCGAAATTGAGTTTCACTTCCCGACCTGCCTCCATACCCGACAGCATATTCATAAGTTCATATACTTTCATATTATATATCTCTCCTAAAACGGAAGATCCTCGTCATCAGCCGCCGCAAGGTCGGCAAGATATTCGTCCCCGTCTTTCTTCTCCTCTGCCGCCGCTCCTCCCGCTTCCGCAGACGCCGCCGCTTCGGGCTTGTCCCGCTTCGATTCGCCGAACTGTATTTCCTCGATAAAGACATCTGTCGTTTTGACCTTTTTATCCCCTATCGTCCGCGTCGCTGTCCGCAGCGTGCCGAATATGATTATTGCCGCGCCTTTCCGGAAATGCTTCCCGAGAAATTCCGCGCGCTCTCCGAACGCCACGCAGTCAATAAAGTCCGCCGCGCTCTCCGTCGCGTCTTTCGCCTTCGGGCGGTTCACGGCAACCGAGACACGGCTGTATGCTTTTCCGTTACCGCTCTGCCGCACTTCCGGGTCATACGTCAAACGTCCCATAACAACAACTTTGTTGACGTTCATATCTTTCCTCCTTTCAAATCTATAAACACTTCGCAATCCCCGAACTTGACGGCTTCATACTTCGACAAACGTCCGCGCAGAAACTCCGTCCTCTCTTTTTCCCTCTTCAAAAGCGTGTTCGCTTTTATCTCGCCGAGCGTCGCCGCTATTCCAAGTCCGCAAAACTCTTCCGCTTTCTTCTCCGCTATCTCCGCTTTCGCTTCCGCCCGCGCAAGCCTTTCTTTCAGCAGCCTGTTTTTCTCCGTCAGTTCCGCGTTGCGTCTTCTTAACTTGTTATACATCATTTGTCATTCCACCTTTCCATAATTTTTTTTCTACTTTCTTTCAAGACAAAAATCGATTCTTCCCTTTCTTGATATAAAGTTTGAAAACCGCTATACTTTTTCTCATCGACAAGTCGGTTTCTCCGTCGCCGAAAGCACGGAAATAAGCCGCAGAGGCTTCGGGGTTTTCAAACTCGTACAACTTTTCATAGTCATTGCAAAGGTCAGAACCGCAAATCCAATTGTCTGCGCCGCAACGATACATTCCGCGTTCTTCGGGGTTTACTTCCTCTTCGTATGTCCTTTTGGGAAAAATGGAATAATAAGTATCTCTAAAATTTTTCTGTGTCATCGCAAACCCATTTTCAGCCACGAACTTAACCCGCATGGGCTTTATCCAATCGTTGACCTTTACCAAGTCCCCGACCTCGATCGAATCGAGTACCGATTTGTTTATTTCGTTTGCCGAATAGCAAACATATCCTTGCTTTTTACATTTCATTTTTTTCACGCTCCTTCAACGCCTGTTTCGCTTCCTCGCGTGAGAAAAATACGGTTTTGCCGATTTCGTTAGAATTTATTTCGTGTACATATCTCCAAACAATTCCCTCTTTGATTTTCCACTCAACAAAAGTTGAGAACAACTCTACACGAATTGCTGTTACTCTGTATTCGCTGATAGTGCCTCTATCCGTCGGTTCATAAAGTATATCTCCCACCTTGCATGGCGGTTTCACCAATAAAGAACGGTCTTGAAAGTTTTCGCAAGTATCCTCTACATTATTTGTTTCAGCAATAATTCTCTTTTCCCCGTCGCTATCCTTTGTTTTCAAACGACCGGCATAGTAGCACACGTTATGATGAATGCAATCTCTACAAGTCATTTCCTCTTCTCCTTATTCCACGCTTTAACCGCTCTGCGCAAAAACAACTTCGTTTTTCCGCAGTAATAACAATTTCGACACTCGACGTGCCACCCCCACAACCACCATGGCAGAAATGCCGAACTTGGATGCACGAGAAGAAGACACGTCGAGCCGCAAGCGGGACAGCGAAAACACTTTGCTTTCTGTTTTTTGTAATTTATCATCTTTGCCGCTTCACGCAATCTCACAAATACGTTCCTCCCGAATAAGGATCACTTTCCCACTCCGCCCCGCACTTTGGACAGACATAACAGTCAATTACTGTCTGATAGTTATAACCATACCTTCTGTACGTTCTGGATTCTTTTCTGAATATTGAAGCAATATCTTTTGATTTATCCTCTATATCTTTCATTCCACAATGCGGGCAAACATTACAGCCTTTATTTGCTCTTTCTTTTTCAGTCTCAATAACACCTGTCTTAATTATCTTCATAGAGATTCTCCTTGTTTTATTTCTTTTCTGTAAACAACAAGCATAGACGGAAACGGCGCGGAATTTTTGCAGCCTCCGAATTTCAAGCGTCCTTTGACAAATCTAACTTCTGCTTTGCCGAGGACATAGTCATGAAACCACTTCGTGTCTGTTCGTGCGGGAACTAAAAGAACAACGGTTGTTTTGCTTTCGTATGCTTTTTTAACCCACATACCTATGCTTCGTCCGTATGGCGGATTGCACCATACAATTCCGTTCCACTCTTGCGATAACCCGTCTTGTTCTTTTGTATAATATTTATCGCATTTTGCATTTTCCGCTGTTGCGCAAGCGTCAAGGTTAAAGTGAAATTCTTTGTCTATTTGCTCGAAAAAGTCTTGCGGCGTTGCCCATTCTTCCGACTTTGATGAGAAAAACAAATCATTATTCATCTCCCGCACACCACCGCCGATAAAATAATAAGTCCTATCACCGCAACCGTCAACGCGGCGTCTTTATACTTGTATAACAGGTTTAACATTCTTCGTATTCCTCCGTATCAACATCACCGTATTCGACAAATTTTCCTATATACTCCGCATACGCTTTTTCAATCTGCGCTCCCGGGCTGTCTTCCCACCCGGGCAACAAATATATTCCGTCCGCGCTGTCTATCATCGAAAAACATATACGCATATAGTCTCGTTTTCTCATTCCCTCGGGAAGCTCAGCGGGATTCAAAACCACATATCCCGCTGCTTCAAGTCGTTTTTCCGCTTCCCCGAAGTCCTTCCAATAATCGCTCTTGCCACTGATTTTCCCGGCAATATATATCTTAATCACAGTATCAGTCTCCTTTCTTTTTCACTCCGTCAACCTCGATTTCGTCCACGTCGTCCCAAAAGCCTTTATTTCCGTTGCAGATGTTGAACAGCGGACATCTTTTCAACGCCACGGCGCACTCCCTGCCGCGTTCCCTGCGCCCCCAACAAAACTCACGGAAGAACTCGATCGCGTTTGTTTTCTTCTTTTCTCCGAAATATCCCCCGAACCTGTTCGCAAACATCATCGCAGGCAGTAT